TCTTCTGTAGACGATATGCTCCCCTCGGGGGTTATCCACCCACTCATCCTCCTCCAAGGCAAGCCTTTGGAGCGGATCTGGAGCCTTATCAAGGGCCTCCTGGAGTTGATCCAAGTTGAATATAGGCCTTCCTGAGGTGATAAAGGCTTCCTCAGCCGTTAGCGGATACTCCTGCATGAAGAGATCACGACCGACAGCAGCAATCTTCCTTCTACGGAACATCAACTGAGCGTCATCAAGGCCATGCTTATCTGCTAACTCCTCTTCTTCGGGAGTCCTTTTGAAATTCTCAGGGACCTTCTCACGGTACTCCTCTTGGATTGACCAAGGAAGGAACACAGGGATGTATCCGTTAGTGCCCTCTACAGCCCCTCGCCACATCTCATAGAAGGGTCCTGTCACACCGTTAGCGGTGGACTCAACTATGACAGCAGTGCCTTCCGTACTGGGGATGGCCTGAAGGATAGCGTTGAGGTTTTCCTTAGCAGCAGCCGTGGGCCAGAAGGCCAACTCGGAGAGGTGTGCGTGGGTAATCGTCTGCCCACGAGCAATCCCGTCACCACCGGCTGTAGCCACGGAGTACCCTGAGTCCAGAATGTCAAACACCAGTTCCTTACGAGAGGAATACTTGGTGTGTGGCTTCAGGATTTCAGGGCAGTTGTCGTGGAATCGCTTAGTCAGGTCAAAGAGCGCCTTGGTTGACTCGGCTATGTGGGTGACCACAAGCGCCTGAGCAGCCTTACGCTGTGAAACCTGTGAGTAGATCCATCCACCAGACATCGTGGAGAGGCCCATCTGTCGGGCCTTCAGGATCACAATTCGGACTTTCCCCTCAGACGCAATTTGCTTTTCGATAGTCTCAAGCAGGATCTCTTGCGCCTTGTTAAGGGCGAACGGTTGTATTTCTCCGCTCTTAGTACGAATCTTCAGTGCGTGTTTCGAGTAGAACTTAAAATCTGAAAACAGACGCTTACGGACCTCTTTTAGTTTTGGGTCCATAGATTACTCTTCTTTATCAAGGTCCTTTGCGATCTCCGCAAGGAAATCTTCTGCCTTCTTGACCGTAACTTCGGTCTGAGCGGCAGGCTTAGACTTCGTGAAATCAAGCACCAACCGTGCAGCAGTCAATTTGTCTTTGGGCGAAATTGCTTCCATACGCATCGTTTCAACAGCCGCCTCAATTGCCTCACGAGCGTACTCATTTTCTGGAATCTCAAATCCCTTTTTTTCCATAATCCTCACCATTCGTTTGGCTTCATCTTTAGCGATTGCTCGCATCTTCCGAACTTCGGTACCAGTGTAGCCGTTAATTGATCCCGCTGGTCTTCCTGGTCCCTTGCCGTTTGGTTTTATGAACCTGCGATCCGTCCAGATCTTCCAAAGGAGTCTTCCCTCCTCCGTCTCTTGCATCCTCACGAACAGGTTCTTCTCCCGTTCCGGGCGAGCCATGTTCTTGTGTTTGTCCCTGTGGGTATTTCTCTTTGACGGCGGCTTTTGGTTGGCCTCGTCCATTCTTCATCTCCTCATCAATTAAACGTCCCTTCATCGCCGCATAAACGACATCACGGGATAGTTCGTATGGCACACAAAGCATTGGAGCAGGGAGGGCCTGAAGCCACTCTCTGCCCAACTGCAATCGCGCCTCTATAGGTAACTTGCTGTTCTCCAGCATCTCGCAGAAGTTGTGGAAATGCTGGTACAAATCAAAAGGCTTCACTATGTCTCCTTACTTGGCCCCGAAGCGGGTCAAGGGTTCTACAAATTGTGTTAGATAACTGATCTCAGCAGGATCAGTGGTCTTATCAAGGCGTTCCTGAAGGATCTTTGCCTTGTCTGCTGGGGCCTTGGTTCCTGCAACTTTCGTAGCAAACTGAGCAAGCGCCTTGTTAGGAGCAGCCGACCGAGCCAAGTTAGCAGCCTCACCAGCAGTCCTCACCGCCTCAGCATACGAGACAGGGTTACGGATACCGCTAGAGAGAGCACCACCGGCTTGGGGACCACCTTGGATCACCCCACGCTCCTGAAGGCCTCTAACAGCGTTCTGGAGGCCAAAGAAGGCATCTCTGTTGGTGACATCACGGCTCTTAAGGATCTGGTCAGCAGCATCCCCTACAGGGCCTCCCTGACGCTTCAGGAGACGAAGGGCATCAATTGCCTGTCCTGAGGTCAGATTGGTGTTGGCACGACCACCTGGGAGAAGCTCTTGGAAGCCACCGCTAAGTGGCCTACGGGTCTGCTGAAGAACACCTACACGGGTTGCTTGGTTCTGAGCCTGTTGAGCAGCCCGTGCCTGAGCCTGGGCCTGTGCTCGTGCTTGGGCTTGAGCCTGTGCCCTCTGAGCCATCTGCTGGACACCTTGGAGACTCTGGGTAGCCGCAGAGGGGCCAAGACGCTGTAGGACATCCTCAGCAGCCGCAGCCTGCTTGTCAGAGACAAGGCGGGAGGCTACGTCTTCACGAGTCTGGCGAGAGCCGAGCATCCTCTGTCCAACATATCGTAGAGGCTGTGGAATCGGAGCCAGATCCAAAGCAGCACGACCAACCCTAGCCAGAGGGTTAGTAGCAGCAGGGACAGGGGCTGTAAGAGACCGTGCTCTTTGCGCCTTCTCAATCGCGTCAGCCAGAGCGGCACCGCCCTTGGTGCTTCGTAGTTGTGATAGTTCTGCATCGCCAATGATTCGCCTGTCTCGGACAGCAGTTGCAATGTCGTCAGCTTTGAGGCCTGTCTGCTCAAGAGTTTTCTTACCAACCTGCTTCAGAGCGGTGGTTACATCACCAATGTATTTGTTTTCGAGAGCGTTAAGTTGCGTAGCGCCCACAGAAACATCACGCTGATTGGCACCGCCAGCAACCTTGTTGATGTCACGGATGATCTCAGCGTCCATCTTGCCTGCGCCTTCAGACCCTGCCTTCTTGACGATAGCGTTACCGGTCTGACGAACAGAAGCTGGGATTATGCTTCCAAGGACACCACCACCGACAGCACCAATAGCGCCACCAGTAGCAGCGCCCTCAGCACGAGCGGCAAGGTCACCATCAGCCGACCCAGCGCCATACAGAGCGCCTTGAGTGGCTCCCGTGGCAGCACCAGCAGCAGCACGGCCTAGCCGAGTAGCTGTGTTAGCCGCACGGACGACACCGACACCAGGGACAAGAAAGGACGCACCCATACCGACATACTTACCCGGACCTGCTTGGTCCATGGTCTCTCTAGCGGTCTTGAGTTCATCCTCGTAGTTCGTCCCTCTCAATGCAGAAGCAGCTTTGGCATATGCCTCATCAGCAAAACCAAAGGACAGAGCATCGGCAGCGCCAATGCCCACATCCTGTAGGAATGAAGTTTTCTTTTCAGGCTTAGGAGGAGTGGGGGAGGGGGCCTGAGGAGTTGGTTGGGTTGCTTGAGCAGGTGTGACTTTCGGGGTTACACCTGGAGCAGCAGGAGTTGCCTGAGCGCCAAAGCCATACTTCGACATCGCTCCTTCAATCTCTTTGACAGCCTCTGCATCATTAGCAGCCCGAGCAGCGGCCAAGGCACTATCAAATTTAGACTTTACAAGGCCGCCAATTTCGTTGACGGCTTCGGTATCATTAGCCGCCCTTGCTTTATCAAAGCCTCCCAACAGAGTCGGAAGGTCAGGCGTTTGCGGCTGCTGGGGCTGTGCCACGTTAGCGCCTCCTCTTTGTGCGATTTCAGCAGTTCTGTTCATTACTGAAGGTACATAGTTGCGTGTCTCTTCAGGCAGGGCATCAAACCGATTACCAACCTTCTGAACACGCCCAGGCCCTGCATTATAAGCAGCAAGGCCACCAGGGACACCAAACTTGTCAATCTGTTGCTTGAGGTATCTAACGCCCCCATCCACGTTCTGAACGGGATCACTAGGATCAACCCCAAGTTCCTTAGCCGTCCCCGGCATCAACTGCATAAGTCCAGTTGCGCCTACCGGGGATACGGCATTAGGACGACCACCAGACTCCTGAGCCATCACAGCTTCAGCAAGGTTGGGGTCTAACCCGTACCTTTCCGCTGTCGCTCTTACGAGTTGTCTGTAGTCCATGTCATTTCCTATTTGAAATACTTAGATGCGTTTGGAGAGAGTCCGGGGACTGTCATACCGCCTGAAGATGATGGCGCAGGTGTAGGTGCAGGAGGCATAGATGAGCCACCACCTCCAGCAGCAGCGCCACGAGCAACCTCACCTTCAGCAAAGGTTTTGAGTTTACCGAGCACCTCAAGGCGCTTCTCAATCCAGGGCTTCCAGACCTTCTCACGATCATCCGTAAGCGAAGGAATAGGAGCCTTGAACAAGGTCATCTCTTGGTTGGAGATAGCGCCCTTGGTACGAGCCGTGTTCAACAAGGTCTCGTCTACCGTCAAGCCCTCAAGGAACTTGTTGGCAGCAACCTGATCACCACCAAAGAAACCAGCGATGGTTGGGAAGGCACCTTGGACCTGCGCCATTGTGCCCTGACCACTGACGATCTCTTTAGCCTGATTCCATCGATCCATGAGGCTGTTGACATCATTGAGAATGGGCCGAGCCTCTTCGCCAGTCTTGATAGCTGCTTTGTCTGCGGCAGTGTTTGCTTGAACCTGACCACCAAGAATTACCTTCTGGAGTGCCTGTTCAAACTGTCTCTGTTGCTTATCACCAAGATACTGAGCCACCTGATCATTACGAACGATCCGTGCTGGTTTCCCAGGTTCTTGGACCATGGAGAACGCTCCGTCAGCCAAAGGAGTGACCTTGGTACGGTTGCGCTCTGCGTCCTGTTCTTGGAACATGGCTAGGGTCTTGGCGGGATCAGAAGATCCAGCAGCCATTAGTCCTTTACCAACTAGGTCAGCAGCGCGAACAAACTTGTTAAAGTTGCCACCACTGTCTTGCTCTGCTAGTTGATTTTGAAAGGCCACACCAGCCGCATTAGATGTGTTCGCGTAGGGATCAGCAGCGGGAACAATAGACCGAGGGTCCATCTGTGCTTGCGCTATCTCTTGCTCTGCATCAGCAGGAAGGAATGAACCACCACTAGCCTGTGCTTGCGGAGCGACAGGAACGCCACCGTTCTGCATGGCCTGCACAATCATTGGAACAGGAGCAACCGGACTGGGAGCGCCAGTAGCGGCCTTAGGAGCAGCTTGCTGACTCAAGACTGCTGCCTGACGGTTCAACATCCGTTGTGTGTCATCACCAGTGTCCATTCCTCGTGGGCGTTGATTACCAAACAAGGAACTAAGGATGCCGTTAGCAGCAAGTACGTCAAAGATTCCTGGCATAGTTACCTCACTTTAGAATAATCGACCATCTTGTAGCCGTTTGCGTGAACACCAACAGCCTCAGGAATGAGCTTCTCAGCCTCATCAGCCATGACACCAACAAACATACCTTTGCCTGCAATCTCTTTGAACTCAGGCTTGTACTCAAAACGATAAATCGGAAGGCCAGACTCCAGCTTACCAATCTGCACGATGTTTTCTTTCATGCGACGATCTGAGAACAGACCAGCAATCTGAGCACCTGTAGAGATCAATGAACCAAGCTGAGATGCCTTAGACGGTGAAGATGTAGCGGTCCCTGAGGTTGTCCCAGCACCAGAGCTAAACCCACGACCAGCCTGAGCAGTCCCTGTAAGCTGACTGAGAACAGCAAGGCGGTTGGCAAGGCCTTCGTCGAACTGTGCTTTGTTTGCATCAAGGTTGGATTGATCAAAGTCACGGAAGACATCACCAGCAAGCTGACCTTGAGTGAACCCTGAGAGAGCTAGTTGGTTTGCTGTTCCGAGGTTACCAACACCGAAGTTGGCGGCATTGGACAGACCTTGGTTGGCCTGAAGCATATTCGACAGATTCTGATTGAACTGGTTCTGACCCATCTCCAAACCACGACCAAAGAACTGACTACGGATGTTGCTTGAGAGGTCAGCAAGACGATCAGCAGCACCTCGCTGTGCAATAGCCGACTCAACACCAGCACGGGTGGAGTTCAGATTACCAGCGCCAACAGCAGCGCGGTCAATGCCTGGGAGTTGATTCTCAAACAGGTTACGGGTTACATCACGACCAGAAGCGTCAATCAGACCATCAACAAAAGGGTTGTTAGCGTATTGACCAGCCGTGTTCAGGATCATCTGAGTGGGATCCATAGACGCACGGTTGAAGATGTCCTGAGCGTTGCCGCCTAGGTTCATTCCGGCTCCAAGGTTTGCAAACCCTAGATTACCGACTGCGTTTGCAGCAGCGGGGTTGAACTGAGATGTAAAATTACCAAGGGTGTTGGCGGAACCCGTCTGAAAGGGGTTTAGGCCTGCTACTCGCTGTCCTGAAAAAGCTGGGTTGGCGCTGATCTCATTCCAAAGATTAGTGCCACCAGTCACTGCTGCTGAAAGAGCAGGTTTAGCTATGTTAAACGCCTCAATAGCGGTCGGATCGCCTGAAGATGTAGAAGTGTTTTTTGAACCACTAGAAAAGAAACTACCCATCAGTATTCCTCCAAATCCAAATTTGTTTTAAGTTCGGTAGGCACTGATGCGGCCTAAATCCAAACATTCGTAAAAACTTTTCGTGTTTGCGGTCTGAGAAATCGTGCTGGGCATAGATTGGACCGCCGTGCAGCCAGCGGAGCAGACCAAACGTCTCTAGTAACTCTCGCTTTACACTGGCGTTGTAATACTTCACATCACAGTGGATAAATGTCCCCTTGATGTGCTCTTCAAAATAAATAGTGAAGGCCCTGCGTTTCACCACAGGGACCTTTAGATGATGCTCATAGACAACCTCAGGGATGATCATAGGCCAGAAACAAAGTTGACTGTAACGATCACCGAGGGAATCGCAGGTCTGTCTGGGGTTGTCCCTGCCGCATAATGCTCAAGGAAGACATCAGGACCATTAGACCACCAAGCGATCTGTAGGTAATCCAAAGCTGGGTCTACGACATCAAAGATTCCAGACACAGCCGCAACCTGATGCGACCACACAGAGGTGCTCTTACGGGCAGCTATGTCAAACCTAGTGTTACTCAAGGCATAATTGGAAGCACCATCTTTAGCCCACACTTCAATTTCTTGTGCGGCATTGCCTCGGTTTGTAAACTGTAGGCTAAAGGTGACTAGGTATTTCCCAGGGTTATCAAACCAAATCTTAGAGTTATCCTCTACCCTGATTCCACTAGCCCCAACGACTTGGTTATATGTTATAAGGTTTTCGCTAGTGACACCTGCACTTGCCTGATCTTGGTCAGACATAAGCATTGCATGGGGTAACTGGATAAAGGGACCGGAACTTGTCAGAGCACCATAGGCCCCCTGAAGGGAGACCTCAAGTTTCCTTAGTTCCTCCTGAAGATACTTTATCTGTGACTCAGGTAAAACAGGATGTGGCGCTCTGACGTATTGCTCTAGTTTTGCATATTTGTCTGTCATGTTTACCCTTTAGAGGTAGAGATGCTCTTCTGGCTATCGCTTAGAAGTGCTTACAACCTCCGCGTCAAACCCAGAGAACGTAAAGTCCTCAATATCGTTCATAGACAATCTATAGGCTAGATACTTACCAGAGGCTCTTGTATCAATACGCTCTGTCTGATCTGGCCTAAAGCTATACTCTGTACGCCATGTGATGGCATTATTAGCATTATCCGTTGAGCCGATCTTCAGAGTCATACTTCCTTCAGAAGACAAGAAGTTTGCCTGAGGGGTGATAGAAAGAATGGTCTTGTAGGCACGAAGAGGTAGATTGGTTTCATCCAGATCGATACCTATCCGTTCTACAAAGGCCTCTTTGGTAACCTCTGTCTCAGGAGAGATACTAACCTTACCTACAGACGGTAGATCTAACCCAAAGGTTCTGCTCTCTGAAATACCATTACCTGCGTCAGTAATACTAACCATAGCAGCCAAACGAGTAGTGTCAGAAGCAAAAGAACTATATGGGGTGTTATAGTCTTGGTAGGATAAGGTTACACCTGGATAGGTTTGGTCATTTAGACCATAGGTGATCTCTGCCCCACCAACGATGTTAGGAAGATCCATAAAGGACCAAGTGTCGTTGGCATAGTTGTAAACGGCAGCTTTGTTACAGAACTCTGTGTCAACAAAACCAAGGTTGCTCTCTGGAGTCTTATAACAAAAGTAGATAAAACTGTTGAGAGAGTCGTGAATAACAAAATACCTAGACCTATCATCCCTAACTAGGTTGTTATAGATTTTAGCACGGACACGACCATCTGCGATGCTCTTTCGGCTAATACCGTCATGCATATAAATATCATCGCTGCCAAATACATAGTGTTTCCCATTCACCTCAACGACACAATTCTTGTTAAGAATACCGCCTGTGGCAAACAGACGCCGGAAGTTGAATACCAAGGAAGAACCTGTGTATTCCATAAGATACACTTCGTCAGCCGAATAGATGACAAACTGGGAGCCTAGGGTCAACCCATCGAGGATAGGAGTCCTGGCATCACCAAGGATGTTCTCTCCAGCAGAACTCGTGGGATCTGTAGGGTCCCACTGTATGTTAGCAACTTCAGTTCCAATCTGGATTGGTCCAGACCATTTCACCATGGTTGGATATTCAATTGCATTCTTGTTGACATTCAACGCAATCAGAAAATCCTTATATCCACGGACAACAGAACAGGTGTCGTTAGCAGACCAATCCCCACTTAGATACTCATACTCAGTGTCAGAGTCGATCTTACGACCATAAGGAACCATCCCAGCACGAGACAGAACGCTAATACCAGCCACCTGTGAGTGAGACCAGGGTTCTTCATTGGTGACTAGGGTTCCACTTATAGGGGTTACAAACTCTAGGTCTCCGTTAGGGTAGGCCCTTACCTCACCCTTCTTATCAACGACAAGAGCCACGGTACCATCTGTTGGATCTTCATAGGAAGACACAAACCGAATGTCTGTTACAGCATCACCACCAGCGTTCTCAAAGGTTTCTGTTACGGTGGCAAAGGTCTCAGTAGTGTAGTCAGAAAACAGCTTACCAGAGGTGGGGGTAGGGAACAGCTTCTTAAAGACAGGGCTTCTGCTTACCTTACCATTATCAAAGATGACATTCCTGGCATCACTAAAAGCATTGGACGGGAGGTCGTAAGGGTTGACATCGGTAACCACCCCGACCCCGCCTAGATTTCTTACGGGGAGATTAGCCATTTATTTTTACTCGTAGAAGATGTTGATGCTACCAGAGTCAAAGGTTCCTACACCGTCCACGGAAAGGATCCTGAGTCGATCTAGGGTAGCCGAGAGTTCCTTCACACCGCCCCCAATTACAGCGGGGTAGGAAGCGTTGTTCGTACAACCAATTACAGATGCTACCCAGATGTTACCAGAGACATTGTGCAGGGTAACAGTACCAGAGATAGCAAAGGTGCTGTTAGACATCCTGATAAGGTAGCCTGTGGTCAGCGTAGTTCCGGTAAATAAGTTTGTTCCTGAGGAGGTATAGCCGGTAGTCTCAAGACCACCTGA